CCGGAGATCATGATTTAGATGGTAATGAATTAATTTTAGATGCTGATGCTGATACAAGTATTACAGCAGATACAGATGATCAAATAGATATTAAAATTGCAGGAGCTGATGATTTTCAATTTACAGCGAATACTTTCACGGCACAATCAGGTAGCACAATTGCTGCACAAGCATTAACTGCTACTACGATAACAGCTAGTGGTATTGTAAAAACAGATGATACTACTGAAGCAACTTCTACAACAGATGGCTCATTACAAACTGATGGTGGATTATCTGTAGCAAAAGACGCTGTTATAGGTGATGACCTTAAATTATTAAGTGACTCTGCAGTATTAAGTTTTGGTGCAGATTCAGATACAACTTTAACTCACACAGATGGTACAGGATTAACTTTAAATTCAACAAATAAATTATTATTTGGTGATACAGGAACTTATATACATCAATCAGCAGATGGTGTTTTAGATCTAGTATCAGATACTGAAATAGAAATTAATGCAACAACAATTGATATCAATGGTGCTGTTGCAATGGATGGTGCAATTACTGGTGCTACTAATATTACTTTATCCGGTGAATTAGATGCAGCTACTTTAGACATTTCTGGTAATGCAGACATAGATGGAACAACAAATTTAGATGCTGTTGATATTGATGGTGCAGTTCAAGTTGATGCAACTATAACAGTTGGTGCAGATGACCAAGGATACGATGTAAAATTCTTTGGAGATACAGCAAGTGCTTACATGTTGTGGGATACTTCAGCAGACGATTTAGTATTAGCAGGTGCAGCAGGAATTGATCTTGCTGGTGATATTGATGTTGATGGTACAGCTAATTTAGATAATACAGACATTGATGGTACTTTAGCTGTTGATGGTACAACTATTTCATTGGATGCAACAACATCTTTAAATATTGATAATTCTAATACATCAAATGGTATTACGATAGGTACTGCAACTTCAGGTGTACCTATTTCAATTGGTCATACAACTTCTGAAGTAACTATTAATGATAATCTTACAGTTACAGGAACTTTAACTCTTGGATCTAATGCAGAATTAACAGAAGCAGAATTAGAAATGTTAGATGGTATTACTGCAGGTACAGTTGCTGCAAGTAAAGCAGTTGTTGTTGATTCAAATAAAGATGCAGCTAGTTTTAGAAATGTAACTCTAACAGGAGAATTAGACGCTGCAACTTTAGATATATCTGGTAATGCGGATATTGATGGAACTACAAATTTAGATGCTGTTGATATTGACGGTGCTGTTCAAATTGATGCTGGCGTTACTGTTGGTGTTGATGATACAGGGCAAGATGTTAAATTCTTTGGTGCTACTTCTGGAAGCTTCTTATTATGGGATGAATCAGATGATGCATTAGAATTAACAGATTCCTCTCCAATTAAAATTGGAGATGGTGGTGATATGCAAATATATCACGATGGTTCAAATTCTTATATTACAAATTCACAAGGTGCTTTAAAAATTGCAA